TTCGGAAAAGAAACGGTGGCGAACCCAAAGTCAAAATGGGACGATGAAAAAGAAAAAGAGTATCTTAAAGAACTAAAGCAAAATTATCGCTACGGAAAGAACGAAAGTGAAACTGTAGATGTTGATGGTATTTTAATATCAAAAGAACTACTTAATAGAGAATCCGAGCGTTCATGTCCGACTTGCAACACTTATTCATTCAAATCTGTCGATGATCTTTATATGACAAAATTTGATTGTTGTTTCAAGTGTTATATTCAATGGGTAGAAGGTCGTGAAGAAAGATGGAAAAAAGGTTGGAGACCGAAATCATGAAACTTACAAAACAAACATTGAAAAGAATTATCAAAGAAGAGCTTCAAACAGTCATGAATGAAATGGAAGGCGGTGACGAATATCAAGAAGAGTATGATCTTGTTATGAACAACATCGCGACAGACAGCAAGCCACCAAATTTTATCTTGTTTGCTTTAAGAAGTCTAGAAGATAGTTACGGAAATAGATACTATAACCACTCCAAGGTTAATGTCGGACTTTATCTTAAATTTATAGGACAACACATCCTTGAAGGCCAAGATAGTAGAGGCGGTACAATAGAGCAACATATTGCAACAGTAGAGTCAAGACTTGAGCAACACCCAGATCTACTTACCCCAGCTGGTAGAGCGAGAGTTGATGCTCTGCTCAAACACATAAAAGAAAACTATTTATAATAAATGCTGGAGACCAAACAAATGAGCAAAGAAACACTAGAAATTATCCAAGGGCTTTCTCAAGCCGCTGCCAACGCTTATGACGGCGGACATATGGAAAATTATTCCCTCGATGGTCAAGTTCGCAAAACTGGACTAAAGAGAGAAGAAGGCATCCCTCTTCTTGACAAGCGTTGCATTGATGGTTTCAAGGTTAAGTTCTATGGCGATTCAATGATCATCAATTATCAATCTGATGTTATGATGAAGAACTTGAAAGATGACAGATTTGAAAATGAAATTGTTCAAACAATCAACGAAGTTAAAAAATTCTTACAAAAAGAATATAAAGTCGTCACTGGTAAATCCGTCTCTTTGACTGCCAAGGGCGATCCTCAAATCATCGTCCAAACAACTTCTCGTGTTCGAACCTTTGTCCAAGCTTATCAACACTATAAGATAGGTGGTTTAACAATGGATCAAGTTGGACAGCCTTCAGAGCCAAACGTCCGAGACATTACAAAAAAGTTTTTAGAAACCGCAAAAGCAAAGCGTCCTCAAAATGAATATATCAAACCTCGAGATAATCAAAAATGAAACTCACAAAAGAAACATTAAAAAGGATTATAAAGGAAGAGATGCGTAAAGTCCTAAAGGAAGGAAGCGAATCCCCAGAGCTCGCTCAACTTAAGCCAATGGGTTTTTACTTTGCTGGTATTGGCACCAACATTGTTGGAGACTTAGATAGAATCTCCGGTAACAATTTTAAGCACAAATACCCAGAAGAATCTTATGAAGACGGACCCTTTCATCTCCAAGTGTCTCATGAAGAGGATGGAACATTTAAAATTCACAACTATACTCAAGTGATTCCGGAATTTTGCTCAAACTGGCCTGAGACCAGAGGAGTTTCATTTCGCTCAATTGAAGAAGTAAAAGCTGCAATCGAACAAATGGTAATTGGATATGAAGAATTCATGGAAGCCTATCAATATGCTTATAAGGTAGGTGCAATATCTTCCCCTTATTGGCCCACAATGGATAAGGATCATCCGGAAATTCAACATTTGAAAAAAAGATAACAAGAGTTGTTAAATGAAGCTAACCAAAAACGAGATCGTTAAAGAGCTTGTAAAGTGTGGTAAAGACCCTCAATATTTTATCGACAACTATTGTAAGATCTCGCACCCTCTCAAAGGACAAATTCCGTTTAAGACATTTGACTATCAAAGAGAGCTACTTAAGGACTTTAACGATTATCGTTTTAATGTAATATTAAAAGCAAGGCAGCTAGGGATCTCGACAATCTCGGCTGCCTATGTTGCTTGGTTCATGTTGTTTCATCGAGAAAAGAACGTTCTCGTTATCGCAACCAAACTATCCACAGCAACAAACTTAATCAAGAAGGTGAAGATGATCTTTAAGAACCTTCCTTCTTTTATGTTGATTGCAAAGATCACAGTTGACAACAGACAGTCATTTGAATTGTCAAACGGATCAATGGTTAAGGCAGCATCCACATCTGGAGATGCTGGTCGTTCGGAAGCATTGTCGTTGCTTATTGTAGACGAGGCAGCGTTCGTTGAAGGCTTTGATGATCTCTGGACGGGTCTTTACCCTACTCTTTCAACAGGGGGCCGCTGTATCGCTCTTAGCACCCCTAACGGCGTTGGAAATTGGTTTCACAAAACCTATTCCGAAGCAGAGACTGAATCTAACGATTTTCACCCTGTAAAGTTAATGTGGGATGTTCATCCCGATAGAGATCAAGCATGGTTTGACAAAGAGACTACAAACATGTCAAAGCGAGAAATCGCACAAGAGCTTGAATGTTCGTTTAATGCTTCTGGGGAAACTGTTATCAACCCAGAAGATTTACAACGTATGTATGAATTTATCCGAGATCCAGAATATAGAACAGGCTATGACAGAAACTATTGGATCTGGGAGAAGCACCAAGAGGGTGTGCCTTATCTTCTTGTGGCTGATGTTGCTAGAGGAGATGGTAGTGATTTCTCTTGTTTTCATGTCTTACGTATAGATACAATGACCGTAGTTGCTGAATACCAAGGCAAACCTGACCTTGACATGTATTCCAACATTCTATTCTCAGCGGGCACGGAGTACGGGACTTGTTTGCTAGTCGTTGAGAACAATGGTATCGGGATTGCTGTTCTCGAGAAGCTCAAAGACATGGGCTATAAAAAATTATACTATTCTATCAAATCTACTCATGAGTATGTCGAAAGCTATTTGGGAGAACATGATGACCGAGCAGTTCTAGGTTTTACAACCTCAACAAAGACTCGGCCACTTATTGTTGCCAAATTAGAGGAGTACGTTCGGAACAAACTAATTAATATACATTCCAATCGTGTATTTCATGAATTGAAAACATTTATTTGGCACAACGGTAAACCTCAAGCTATGCGTTCATACAATGATGATCTTGTAATGTCTTTGGCAATTGCCTGTTGGGTGCGAGACACAGCACTCTCAGAAAACGAAAAAGACATGGCTTACAAGAAAGCTATGCTAGGGGGCTTGTTCAAAAGTACTACGACAATGAACACTCAAATCAAAGGCCAAAAGTTTTACAATGAAACATTCAACGAAAAGCACGAGGAGGAAATCAAAAAGACAAAAGAATTTTTGTGGATATACAAAGGATAGATTATGGCCCGTAATGATAGAAACCCGAATAACAATCAAAATGATTTGTTTAAAACTCTCACCAGAATGTTTTCTGGTCCGATCACTCAAAGAAGAACTCAGTCGGGGAGGCAATTAAGAAGACGGCATCTAGACGTATACGCAAAACGTTTCAAATCAGCATCGGGACAACAGTTTAAAAAGACTGAATACAACCCAATGAACATCATGACGCTTAACATGATATCAAATAGGAACCGAGCAGAGCGTTATGTTGATTTCGACCAAATGGAATTTACACCTGAGATTGCATCATCTCTAGACATCTACGCCGATGAGATGACGACTCATTCTGCTTTGACTCCAATGCTTCACATCAAATGTCCTAACGACGAGATCAAGTATATGCTTCACGCTCTGTACTATGATATCATGAATGTTGAACACAATCTATTTGGTTGGGCAAGAACCATGTGTAAGTATGGAGATCTTTTCGTATATCTTGACATCGATGAGCAGAAAGGAATTCAAAATTGTATTGGACTTCCTCCTCAAGAAGTTGAGAGACTTGAAGGAGAGGATCCAACAAATCCAAATTACGTTCAGTTTCAGTGGAACAATGCCGGCTTAACTTTGGAGAACTGGCAGATCGCACACTTCAGAGTTTTAGGTCACGATAAGCATGCTCCCTATGGAACAAGTGTTCTAGAGCCCTCCAGACGTATCTGGAGACAACTTACGCTCTTAGAGGACGCAATGATGGCCTATCGTATTACAAGGTCACCAGAGCGACGTGTGTTTAAGATTGACGTTGGTGGAATTGCACCTCAAGACGTTGAGCAATACATGCAAAAAGTTATGACTCAAATGAAACGTCATCAAGTTGTAGACCCTACCACAGGACGCGTAGATTTGCGTTATAACCCACTTTCCATCGAAGAGGACTACTTTATCCCTATTAAGGGCGGACAGAGCTCCACGGACATTACCAACCTTCCTGGTGGAGCTTTTACAGCACAGATCGAAGACGTTAAGTATCTTCGTGATAAGCTGTTCTCGGCACTGAAAGTTCCTCAATCTTATCTATCAATGGGCGAAGGAGCTGGTACTGAAGACAAAACAACTCTCGCACAAAAAGATATCAGGTTTGCGAGAACCATTCAAAGATTACAACGCGTTTTAATTTCTGAGCTTGAGAAAGTTGGGATCGTTCATCTATACACTTTGGGCTATCGCG